TCTTGCATCTTGTGCTGCTGCATATACCATGTTGACAAGTTCAGCGGTTGTCTGAACCCCGTCATTCATCATGTTCAAACGGGATGTTGTCTGAACAAGTTCGTCTGAAATGTTCAGTGCTTTCCCAACTGTCTGAATACTGACATAGGCTGCAACCGCCCGCTTGATGGTATTGGTCAGTTCATTTGCCTGTTGTGTTCCGGCTGAAATTTCCTGATTGAAACGCCCCTGTTCATCCACATTGTCACGGATGTACCTTTCTGTGTTGCCAACAGTCTGTGACAAACGTAAATAGGCATCATTGGCGGCAGAAACATCCATATTCTGCATTGCCTGATTCAGTGAATTTTGTTCCTGAATAGCCTGATTCAACTGCATACGCAACTGTTCCAGTTCTGCATTTGCATTGTCTGCCCCAACATTTACCGGGTTGTTCTCAATCTGCTGAATCCGCTGTTGAATTGCAGATAACCGCTGTTGCATGGTGTTCATATCCTGAACTGCTGCATCCGGCAGTATATCCATTCCCTGTGCGGTCTGTGAAATCCTTGCCTGTGTAGTGTTCAGTGTGTTCAACATATCGTTTGCACTCTGAACTTCTTGCTGAAATCGTTCAACACCTGTTCCTGTGAACACATCCACCCCGTCAGTGTTCCATGTGACCGGGATTTCTACGGGTTCAGGGTCAGGCGGTGCGTTTGGCTGAATTTCAGGTCTGATTGGTTCAGGATTTTCAACCAAAGGGTCAGGAAGTACCGGGTTTACATCCACGTTTATAACCTGACCGTTTCCCCCATCCACAACAGGCGGTGCAATATCAGGTGCGGTCTGTCGGCTTGCTGCTTGATTCATTGCTTCAATGGCAGCAGTTGCCTGATTGATTTCATCCCTTGCCCCCTCAAGGCTGCTTGTATCAATGTCAGTGTTCATTGACTGCTGCATATCATACATTGCAGACACGGCAAGGTTCACTGAACTGATGATGTTGTTCAACACTCCGCTGAATTGGTCATTAAGTTCAATACCTGTCTGAATAGATGACACCTGTTTCACCGTCCTTTCTTAGTGTTTTTTCTTTGCCCTTGCTTCTGCCTTTTTCTTTTCCTTCTTGTCATGCTCTGCTTTCAACTCGATTGAAGCAATCACAAAGGCTTTTTCCTGTTCATCCATATCCAAGAACACTGATGGAAGAATGTGAAGTTTTAGAAGGGCATAGTAAGCATAATTTGCTTCACCATCCCCTTCTTCAATTAGTTTTTTGCTTCATCCACCTTGTCATCAAGGTTCTTGGTAAATCCCTGAAACTTCTGCATCCACACTGTGAAATCCTGATATTCTCCGGCATTGTCAACCATTGCATAAAGAAGTTCTTCCGGGGTCATAACACCGTATGAATCCTGTAATTCCTTATCGTAAAGGTCAGGGTATACAGTGGATGCCACAATCATCTTTGCAAGGTATTCAGCAGTTTTTACTTTCGGTCTGTAAAGGTTCGGCTTACCCTTAACCGGGACTTCAATGGTACAGGAATCACGCAACGCTTCATTTTCCTTGGAAGTAATCTGTTTGAACTCCCATTCCAGCGGTTTACCGTTTTCATCCTGTAATGTGGTTGTAGGTGCATATTTTTCATTTGGCTTTGCGATTTTGTTCGCTTTCATAAATCGACTGAATTTTGACATTTTGTTGTTCTCCCTTCTGTTTATCAAAGAATAGAAAAAACCCCTTATATGACCTTATATAAAAGCCACACAAGGGGTTCTGTTACTTAGTTAGTAAGAAAACCCGTGAGGTTTGCAAAAGATTCAGGCATTGAGAAGTCCTCAAATGTTCCTTCAATCTCTTCATCAAGGTATTCCCCGTCAGCATCAAATTTTGCTAACACACCGCCGTCAGTGTTGCAGTCATAGAAAATGATCGTCTGTCTGCCCGCATCACTGGTTGGGTCATCATTGGTGATCTGCATTTCAAAATACACATCCTCACCAGTGTTCTTATAGTCAAGTAATGCCTGACGAAGAACTGACTGGTTATAGTGTGCCGTGCCGGAAAAAGTACCTTCCATACCACATGACTTATGACCCGCCATGATTGCACCAAGGCGGGGAACAGTAGTCTTGGTTTTCTCAACCTTTGCTTCCATATCAATCATCTGCATGAAGTTGTATCTTCTACTTCCGATTGTGATAAAACACTCAGCAAGTTTTGCTGCAATAGTGTCCCTTGCTTTCATTGTTACATTCGGCATTTTATTTCACCCCTTTCTTACGCAACCGTAACCGTTTCATAAAGTTTACCCATAGCGTTCACAACGGTGATTGCTGATGTAATCACAACCGCCTTTTTGGAATCGCCCTGTGCAACCGTAACATCAGAATCAGTGAACCCTTCAATAGCACCAAGTTCCTGTAACTGTGTGCGGATTTTTACCAAGTCAGACCAAAGGGAAGTTCTGCCTGATGCGTTGTTTGGAACAACACCAAGATACTTAGTGTTGAAAAGAACTGCATCATCATTTCCCAACTGGTCAATAACTCTGATCGTCTGATTGTCCTTGAATACATCCCCGCAAGTGTCCGAAGTGGTCACCATAGAGTTAATATCTTCAAGCACACGAACAATGCCGTTGACCTTATGGAAAGTGAACTCACCCGCCTTGATTGCTGCTTTCAACTCATTCTGTGTGTAATTGGTATCAACGGTGAAACCGCCATCATATTTCTTGTTCTGACAAGACTTATTGACCGCACAACCGCTTTCTGCACCAGTTACCCAGTACACAAGTGCTGCTTCTGACCATCCTGTATCTGTTACCTTGTTCTTCACACTGATAACGCCCATATAATCAGCAGACAGGTTGTAAACAACCAACTGGAACTTGATACCAAGTTCATCACGCAAACGCTTGTTGAAAGCCACATATAACTTCTTGGTAACATCATCAGTAACCACAACGCCCATAGTGTTGTAGGTGTATGATTCGATTTTATCCAAGTAAGCCTGATGTGCAGTGCCGTCAACCGTGCCGTTTGTACCACCAGTTAAAGGTGTTCCGGCAGTAACAGCAAGATCAGCAGCCTTGAATGTCACATAATCGTTTGCCACAAGATCAGCAGCCTTAGCAACTGTCTGTGTGTCAACCTTGACCGTACCGAAGTAGGTTGTAACATCATACTTGCTTGCATCATCTGCATTTTTCTGAATCACGATCTTCAAATCGTTACCACGCACACCACAATACTTTGCAGTTGCGTATGTGTTCACTGCCTTATCTCCACCACCGTTCAAACGATATGCGTATAAGGTCTTTGCACCCATGAACAGATCATTAAGACCAAGCATCTTAGGACTGTCAAAGGCATAACCAAAAAGTTTCAGGCTGTTCTTCTGAAAATCTTCATTGGTTACTTCAAAAACTTCCCCTTCAACACCCCAGTCAAGTTCAAGGGGCATTGTTGCAATACCTCTATCAGACAGTGCAGCAGATGCGGATGCAGCCGATACAAAGTTGATATAAGCACCGGGAAGTTCTTTGTTCTGTGAGGTAAATGTACCACCACCTAAAGCCATACTATTTCACCTGTCCTTTCATGTATTTTTCAACTAAATTGTCAACAGTTTTCATGGTGTAACTTTTATCTTCATCAAGAAGGGCATCCACCAAGTCCCTTCTGTTTGCAAAACGGGCAGATGCAAGAATCTGTTCCTTGCTGAACATTGGTTCAGTCTGTTCAGACCTTGTAGCAGTTCCCGTTGTTGTCTTTTTTGCTGCCATAATCAACCACCTTCCTTCACATCCGTGCTTGCCGTCATAGTTTCCATTGGTGTCTGATCTTCCGTCTTGACCGTGAAAAAGTCATAATTGACAAAAAAATTCAGAACACCGTCAACCACCTGATGATTCATTTTTGAACCCCTGATTGGCTTGGTATCACCGTCTGTTGTGACATACTCCAAACAGTCATACATTCTTTCAGCCACATCAGCACATTCCCGCTGCTTCTTTGCAGACTGTGGGAAATACTGGATGCAGAACTGATTGGTACGTTCATACCGTTTGCCAAGGAAAAGGTTGTTGTTTGGGTTCAAGCAAGCAATAAAAAAACAAGGCTCTTTCAAACCTTGCTTAATTTCTTCATTGTGGATTTCATAATCATCCCCAAATTCTTTGTTCAGGGAACAACTGATTGCTTCAACTATTGAATTTATCATTTACCAAGTCCCCCTAAATATTTCTTGATTTTGTTTTCAAGCACCTTTGGGGCAATTTTCTGTAATTCCTGTTCAGATATGGTCATCATAAACTGACCCTTGACCCATCCTGAATGATTGGCTGTCCTGTGTCCGTACTCAACATAGGATGCGTATTCAACCGGGTTCACAATTTCAATGACATAGGTGTCACCAAAATGGTTCACCGTCAGGCTGTCTGCATACCCTTGTGCTGATGCACGTTTTTCACCAGTCCAACCACGCCTTAATGTACCGCCCTTTTTTCCTGAACTTGCCGGGTACTGTCCGACAGGTGTTCTTTTGACCACCATGCGAAGCAACCGGGCAGCAAGTTCTTTTGCACACGATTCCACAAAGTCATCAGGATTTTGCAACTTTCCCAACTGCTGCTGAAAGTCTTTCAGACCTTTGCAGTCAAATCTTCCCATTCTACCCATTTACGCATATTCCTTGAACAGTTCAAGTGTAATTTCCTGATGCGTTGGATATGTGGAAGGGACACCGCTGCGGGTGTAGTCCGTGGTCACATTGTCCTGTGTTACTGTCAGTTTTGACCCCGCTCTGATGGTTACATCCGGGGAAACAAACAACTTTGTGCTTTGCGTGATCGTTGCTGCTGATTCTGACTGAATTGCTGTTTGCAGTTTTTCAAAAGATAATCTGCACGGTTGGTCTTGTAAGACCACAACCTCTGATTCTTCCATAAGTTTTGACTTCTCATTTTTTACCTTTTGCAGTTCTGTCACCGTCAAAGTACCAAAATAGGTTGCTTCAATGGCTTTCCTTGCAGCCTTTTGTGCTGCCTGAATCTGCTTTACCATCTGATACGCCTGAATGAATTAAATTCAGCCTTTCCATAGGATAAAAGGTAATTGATGAAAGAAGTCAGTCTTTGTTCAGGGGTCATTGAACCTTCACCAGTTGCAAAAACCGTGTTGGTGTCCCCTGTCTGAATCTGCTTGACAGCATATTCTAAATCAAACCCGGTAAGGTCATCAGGTGCAAAGGTTTTCTTGGAAAGAAGAAATTCACCCACCGCCATATCAACGGCAATGTGTTCCAGTCCTTCCGGCACATCATTCCAGTTGATTTCATTTTTGATTGTGCTGCGTACTTTCTCAACGCAAAAGGTCAAGGCAAATTCATCATCTGCCTTGACCTCATAACCGAATGATTTCAACCGTTCTTTTACTGTATCAGTATCAAACATTGCAACCATCCTTTCAGATCAGAAATTATCCACGGGAAATGATACGGGCAATAGGTACTGCCTTATGCTCAATAGCCTTGGTATCAGATGCAACCAGTGACCAGTTCTTACCAGTCTTTAATTCCGCATTGGTAGGGGAATTTGTTGCCTGTGATGCCTTGGTATAAGAAACGCCCGCAACAGAAACAGCGTGACGTTTACGGGAAATCAGTGTATCTTCACCGCCCCTTGTCTTAGCATCACGAACCATTTCATAAGGCACTTTTGCACCTACATCCTCAAAACCAATAGCACCTTCACCAAGGATATAGGTTGTGTACTCTGTGTACGCATCCTGTGCCTTGATTCCCTTGCCTGTGTCCTCTGCAACGGCTTCAACGACCTTAGTAGGTAAAGAATCATCAATGATGACCAGTCTGCCGTTCCAAGTACCCATTTCAAGATCACGCTCAATGCCCTGTGCATCTGTGTACTTTAAGTATGCAAGCAGTTTCAGGTTTTCAAGGTTGGTAGCAACTGCACTGTGACAGTAAACCAACTTGAACTTCTGCTTGTTATCACCGCAAGCCTTCTGAATTGCACTGTTCAGGGTTGTTGCATCCATCTTCATAGTATCATCAGTATGTTCAGCACCCGCCTGTGCAATATCGTAGGTGTGTGCTTCAACAAACGCTGCATTGGCTTTCTTAATGTCACCCGTGCCAGTGTCCTTCATTCCAAAGACACCTTCTAAGATTGCAAGGATAACATCCTGATCTACACCGTTCCAGTAGTCATTGATCTGATTTCTTACGTTTGCCATGAAGTCAGTACCACCAGTTACATCATAACTGAAATCTGCTTCTGTCCAACCGTTCATTCTGCCGTAAGTGAAAACACCCTGTTCATAGGTGTCAGTCTTACCCGGTGTAACATTGTCAACACCGTCATAGTTCTGTGGTGTACCGGAAAGCAGACCAAAGAACGGTAACACTGCGTAAACAGTGCCAGTCTGTGAGTTGTTCACAAACGTGTCACGAAGTCGTGCATCACCAACGATTGCACGGGATTCACGTAACTTGTTCAGTTTCACGTTCGGAATTGCACTCATGTACTTACCAAACGCCTTTTCGTTAAAACTTTTAGCATCAAATTTTGCCATGTTTCAATTACCTTCCTTTCATCAAATTAAATCTGTGCATCCGGGTTTGCTTCCATGTAAGCGGTAAGTTCGTCATAACTCATTTTTGAGAAATCGACCTTTTCACCCTCACCCGGTTTCTGTTCCCCTGATGCTCCCGGCTGAAAACCTTTGAAATTCTGCTGCTGTTTGGTCTGCTTCTGTGCTTCAAACAGGAACTTGGTGTCATCACCGCTTGTCAGCTTCTCAATCTGTTCAGCCAGTCCCTTGACGTTTCCGTCCTTGTCAAGTTTGGCATCATCCAGTTCAAGTAAAGCCTTGACCGCCTTGATGTTCTTTGCCTTTACACCTGTCAGTGCCTTTTCAACCGCAAAATCAATTTTCAACTGGTTCAGTTCGGATTCATGGTTTGCCTTGGCTGTGGCGTTCTCTGTCTGCAAGTCCTCAATCTGCTTTTTCAGGTCTGCATTGTCCCCGGCTGATGCTTTCAGGGTTTCTAACTGCTTGTCACGGTCACCGACCTGTGTTTTCAGTCCGTCAACCTCTGTCTGCAAGTTCTTAATCTCTGTTGCAGCAGTACCCTTTGCGTTTTCAATGTCATCACCATTGATTTTCATTACTGAATCAGCCTGTTCCTTGGTAAGTCCTAAATCCTCTAACTGTTTTCTTGTCATTTCTATACCATCCTTTCAAATACGTTTTTATACGGGGTTACTCCCACATGATTGATTGGTTTTGTTCGGTTTACGCTTGACAACCCGCAAGAAAAAAGACACCCGCTGCCGGATGCCTTTTCTATGTGCTACTTGACCCAGTAGCCGGGAGATAATCAGGATCACCATGCCTTTCTCATTGTGTATGTTTTCATGTGCCTTTTATCCCCCTTTCTGACCTCATATAACCGCCATATAGCAATTATTACAGGTCTATTGATAATTTGTTAAGGTATGAAAAAAGCACGGCTATTTGACCGTGCTTTTTAGTCCCAATGTTCCCCATCTTTGGGGTATAATTCCAAAATAGCATAAAAGTTTGGAATATCTGCAATCTGCTTTCCATCTTTTAACGCTGTCAACACTCTAATCTTTTCATCCAGTAGTTCATCACTGTCTAAATCAAAAAATTGTATCATTGTAGGTGGGAAATCGACTTCTGAAAACAACTGTCTGACTTTTATGCTTTTTTCAATCAATTCATTTTTCATCATTCCTCACCCGCTTTCTTCAAAAGTTCAATAATAGTCGCATCCAATTCTGCAACCAAATCCGGCTTATCTGCTTCCAGCAGTTCAATCAAATCAGGTCTTGTTATGCTCAATGCTGCGTAATTTGCTATTGTTTCATGCACCCGGCTTTCTTGGCTTCTGTAATAAGATGACCCATGACCATACATGACTGTTCCTTTATCTCTGAATACACCACCTGACAGTGCATCATAAATATCTTCAAGATTTCCTATTCCACCACCCATGATGTTTCTTGCCATATAATCACGTTCATCATTCATGGCTGATACCAGTTTATTGTACTGTTTCTTATAATCAGCAAGTGAACCTTGGAAGGTTTTATCCATCACTGAATTATTCAGTTCAGAAATCAAATTCTGATATTTTGCATTTACTTCATCCCGAACCCTTCTGTACTCTTTTTTATGTTCAGCAAATAGGTCTGCAACTTCATCACTGATTGAATCAGATGTACTTTTGAATACATCCATCAGTGCTGTTCTGCTTGTGCTGAACCAATTACCACTTTTTGACGGGTCTTTTCTACCGTACAAATCCATCAGGTGCATTTCTTCATGCAATGTGGTGTTTACCTGTCCGGCAAGATTTTCACCTTGTAATTTTGGAATAGTCAATTTTACATCAGCCAAATTCCCGGTCAATGTATATGTTGAAGTTGAAACAGCATGATTTTTACCGTGTGATATTTTGAACGGAATACCATTGTTTTCTATGGTTTCCAATTTTGCCATGCTATTATACAGGGCAACCACATTTGCATCTGCACCTTCCAACCCGTTTATATAGTCCACAAGTGCTTGTGTATTTTTCAATTCACCTTTTGCCTTGAAAGCATCCGGGAAATTGTCAATCTTTAATTCTTCCGCAACCTGTTTGATTTCTTCCTTTGCTTTGATTATATCATCAGGTGATGCTTCTTGCAAACCTGACTTATCACCGCCGTTGACAAATGACTTTTCCCATTCCTTATAGGTCATATTGCCCGGTACAAAGTAGGTCTTGCCTGTTTCTTCATCCCGTGCAGCACGTTCACCGACAGCATCAAATTCATCATCAAAATATGGTACTGTGGTTGAACGGCAATGAACATGAAACGGCGGTGCAGTCACACCAACCTTCCATTCAGACATAGGGAAATGCTTGCCGTCCATACCCCGGCATATATCCGAAGTGTGGGAATCCAGTGTTGCCACAATCTCAAACTGTTCAACATCCAGTTCATCAAAACAATCCTTTTGTGCTGCGGAACTGAAAAAGGCTTCTTCTGTCATTACCAACCGCCCGGCGTTGGTTTTGGAAGTGTTCATCTTCCGGGCAATTTCATCAATGGCTTTCTGTGGGTCTTTTCCCAAGATGATGTTCTGTGTCAGGGTGTTGTTCAGTTCATTGACCAACTTCTGACGGTTGCCCCATATCCTTTCACTGAAATTCTTGCCGTCAACCGCCCAAGGCTTATTGATGACCTTGCTGATCTGCTTATCATCCAGTGCGGAAAAGTCCCAACCAACACCCACACCCTTCTGAATCTCATAGGCTGTGTGATAATAGCCGGACTTGTAAACATTTCGCATTGTGCTGTCAATGCTGTCAAGTTGGTTTCCAAACATGACTTCAATGCTCTGTTGGGTCTGCAACTTCAAGGCTTCAAGTCTGCTGATATGGAATCTTGCAGATGCATTTTCAAGTTGCTTGACCCAAGTGCCATTGATTGCATTTTCCTGACCGTACTGAATATACTGGTTTACATCCCATTTCAGTTCAGCAAGTTCCTTTGCGTTCAACATCCGCTTTGCTTCTGCAAGGGTTACCCCGTTGTTAGATGCAAAACGCTGATACCATGCAGCAATCTGACCTTCAAGTTGCTTCTGTGTCTGTCGATACTGTTTTTCAATATCTGCATAACACTGAACCCCCCGTTGGTGTGCTGCCTGTTCAAGCAGTTCAAAACGCTTCTGCCAGTATTCACCGTTATTCATCTACTTCACCGCCCTGACTTCCCTGTGACGGGTCACCTTTATTGTCAGGGTCATCATTCTGTGTACCAAACGGGTCATACTGTGCAAGCATTTCTTTCTGTGCTTCTTCCTTCTGCTTTTTCAGGCGTTCCATTTCAGCCTGTGGGTCATCCACCCAAGGATGATTAGCAATGATTGTTTCATCAGAAATAAGTCCCTGTGACTTGGTACAGTTGTCAATGATTTCTGATTCATTCATCAGCATATCACGGTTGAATATTACATCAACACCATCTTCCTGACCTTCAAAGTCACCCATTCCTGAATTAGCAAGGTGACAGTTCACAAACCAAAGAATATCATCCATTGTTGCCTGTGCTTCTGATTCTGTATCATTGGCATCTGTATCAATGTCAGAATACATTGACTGAATGTTCATCTGATTAGGATTGCCGGAAAGTCTGTCATCCTTGGCATCATAACCCATTGCGTTCTCAATCAAGGCTTTCTTGAAGATTTCCACAATGGTCTTGTAATTGTCTGCATTGACTGTGATTTCAAGGGTTTCCACCCCGCCCTTGGTGTCACCGTCATATCTGACTTTTACCGCACCATAGGTTGCAAGGTTCTTTCTGAACTCACCCAAATTAGTACCGTCATAGTTCTTCAATACCAAAATGGTGTTCCGGGCATCTTCTTGCATATTATTTTCAAAGTCAGACAGCATCACATTGATACCATCCTGTAATGACTTGACCCTTTTAATCAGCGGTGTTTCCTGTTCATTGGCTTTCAATGGAATCAGGGGAACACGCTGCCAGTTGAACATTTGCACATTTCCGGCTGCATCCGTCATTGTAACGTGCGGGAAATCAGCAGTATCATTGTTCACAACATCAGGTATCAGTTTTGAACCATCCAGTATGAACAAGTGAACACCTGTCAGATCATACAATTCAACCTTTTCAATGTACTTGCGTTGTGTGCCGTCATAAGCAACTGACACATACAGTCTGATGAAGAAATCCAGTTCAGTATGTTCAGAATCTTTCCAAAACGGCAAAATCTCATAAGCGGGGAAAAGCCTGAAAGCAAATTCCCCCCGGTCATTGTAGTAAGGATATAGCCAAGCAATACCGCCATTGTATGCAGCTTTGCCCGCACTCTTTAATGTTCGCATGAACTTCTTGTCAAATACCTTTTTCAGCAGTTCAATGTACTGTTCATTGTCACCGTTTAATGTAAACGGCTTACCGAACAGGTAATTGGCTTTCTGATTCACCATTTTTGCATACTGGTTATCAACAATACGGTTGTTTGGTAAGTTCTCAACAACTTCAAGTTTGCCGTCCTCACCTATCATTGTACGCTTGCGGTGAATCACATCATGGTCACCGTCATAATACAGAAATCCCTTAATCTGCATCATCCTACGGGGTGAACATTTCCAAGCAAGGATTTCTTTTTCAAGAAATTCCAAGTCAGTCATGTGGGATTTTGCCCCTTCCAGTATGAAATTACTTAGTTTCAAAGTGATTGCATCCACAAAGGAACTGAACACTGTTCAATCACCCCTTTCATTGCATAATAAAATCAAAACCCCTGAAAACACTATGTTTCCAAGGGTATGTGTTACTAATTTGTTTCTTTTATTCAAAAAGTAGTTATACAGGCATCATAGGCGGTCACCTGTTGCAACCGCCCCGGAGTAAGCATTTGACAACCGTTTCCTACCGTCCAAAAAGAACGGTTGCTGATGCCGTGTATTCTACCCGGTAATTGCTTAGTCAAAACTGAAAGCATCACCCTTCACAATAGATTCAACCGCATAACGCATTGCATCCATCAGGTGATTGAAGTCATCAATAGGACGGTTCAGTTTCTTGCCTGTCTTGGCATCCTTGTCCCATTGATAGTTGCTGATCTCTGTGATGAAATTCACACATCTTGGGTGAATGATAATGTGATAGTCCTGAATGAAGTCAATACCGTTGTTGATGCTGTCCTTGCCCTTCCTTGCTTTCCTGATTCCTTTCAGACCCAGTTCACGCAAGCGGTCAATGCTCTTTGGTTCGGCTGAATCGGCTGTGATCTTCTCTTTCACATATCCCATCCGCTGCACCTGTTCAGCAATGGCTTCATTACTCATACCAGGCTGATACATTTCATCAAATACCCAAATGGTCTTGCTTGACTGGTCAATGAAACCACAAAACAGTGCAGAAGGGTCATTTGTATAACCAAAGTCAAGACCGAATACAGACTTGACCCCGGCAATCTTCTTGACTTCATCAATACTGAACGCCTTTTCTTCCCAGTTCTCATAGACAAGACCGTCTACAATACCCCAATCACCAAGACCCGCTACTTTGTAACGCCTTGGGTTCTGCTTCTTCATGGTTTCAAAGACTTTCAAGTCTGCCTTATCCAACCATTCATTGCACTTGTAATTGGTGGTCATTGCAAGGACTTCATCATCAGGGGTATCAAAAAACCGCTTCTTTATCCAGTGGTGTTCATTCCACGGGTTCAGTGTAAGTGTTATTTGCTTGAACAGTCCTGAACCGTCAGGAACAGCACCACGGATTGATTCATCAAGCATATTGAAATCATCTTCTGAACTGATTTCATACGCTTCTTCAATCCACATCCAACACAAACAGCCAATATCAACGGTTATTGATGTTACTTTCAGGGGGTCATCCAGTCCCCTGAAATAAATCTTTTGACCTGTCGGTTTATAGGTCATTTCAAGTGGTGATTCTTTGATTTCCCAAAAGGCATCAACGCCAAGGCGGTGAATCGCCCACTTCAATTCTGTGAAACAGGAATCTTTCAGGGTTCTGAAAGTCTTTCTGACCACAAGGGTATTTGCCTGTGGGTACTTCATCATATTGGTGATGTACCAAAGGGCAGTTGTTTTCGATTTCTTGGATGCACGACTGCCCTTACATACCCTATATCTACCTTTCCAACGCCAAAAAGTACCGTAACCCTTACCAACCAGTTCAGGCAACTGTACTTTCTTCTTGCCGGACTTAGTAACCTTGTAATCTTCCGGGTACAGGATAAACTTCTGATACCCAAAAACATACTGTGAAGAAATGCGGTTCTTTACCATAGGCAATCACCGCCTAATCTTCAAGGGCATCTTCACCTGTGATAACAATAGGCTGCGTGATGTTCACATCCAGTTTGTCATTCCACATACCCAAGTGTTTACCAAGTAATTCAAGTGCTTTCAGTTTTGGTGAAATCTTGACTTCCCTTTCAACACTTGACCCGGTTTCTGATTCAGACTGTTTGTACTTCACGGATTCAATGCAAGCAAGGTCATCTTCTGATGCACCGTCTTTTATTCTTCCGTGACTGTCAACAAGGTCTGTCATCTTTACAAAAGCAATGCGGGCAAGTTCTAAAACAACCCTGTCCTGATTGATTCCTGTTCTTTTGCTGCGTTCTGCCATTGCAACACTAATTGCCTGTTGAACCTTGACATTTGCCAACATCCTTGAACCTTGCTGATCTGCTGTTTTTGCCGAATAACCCGCACGAATGGCTGCTTGTGTTGCGTTCAGGTCAATCAGGTATTCTTCAACAAAACGCTGCTGTTTTTCAGTTAATTTTGCCGTTTTTGCCATCAAACAACACCCCTTTCATGTATTTTTGCAATAAAAAATCCCTGAAACATTACATTTCAGGGTGCAAATATCGGCATAAACAAAAAAGAATTGTGAAAAAACAACCGCTTCTTCACAATTCCCATCTTGTCAAGATACATCCTATCATCAGATTCAAGAATACGCAATATACCTGAAACAACAAAATCTATCATAAAACGCTCTTTTTGTCATTTTAAGTGACAGTAAATATACATTAAGTTAAGTAATGCAGATCATCATAAGTTTCTTCAAACTTTGTAAGTGCTGCCTTGTGAAGATTCCTGACATACTGATATGACATACCCATTTCACTGGATGCAACTTTCAAACTCTTAAACTGTACATACACCTTGAACAACACCTGTGAATACCTTGCATTGTGTAGACCTCTAATCTGCTTGATGATCTGTTCCTTGGCATCTGAAAAGCGGTCAATCTCTGCATTGATTTCATCATTGAAAGCAACATAATTTGTGACTGCCTTGCATAAACTGTCACCTGACGGACTTGTCTGCACTCTTTCAGCAGAATAATCTATTGCTCCGGTACTGCAAGCATTGATTTTCATATCATCAAGGCGTTCTAAGTCCTGATTGATATTAGTATCAAGTTCCTGTAACTGTCCTAAATATTCCCTTGCGGATAATGTTTTCATTCTTTCACCTGTCCTTTCCCGGTTACGGTTACGCTTGCGGTTACGGATAAAATCACACTAAAAACACACTGAAAGCCTTGAATTTCCTACTGGTTACGGTTAGTTACGGTTACGGTTCACGCCTTATACTCTATATTTTTACTTTTTATGATGTATAGAATATACAATAAATAAAAATAATAAGAAAATTGCTTTTAACCGTAACCAACCGTAACCGCCAGTATTTACAAGGGTTTCAACCGTAACCGTGAACCGTAACCAACCGTAACTATGCGTAACTACTGCATAAAATCATACGGTGTATCATTCACCTTTGTATAAATCACATCAGCAACAACCATCTGACCGAACTGCTGACCCGCTGCAAACTTAGGAACAGCAATCACGGCAACCCCGGCAGTATGTACCCCATACAACAACTGTGATATGTATTGGTGTGCAAGTTCATAAAGTTCTGCACCAATCACCTGACCTTCAAATTCTTTTTCCACCAACGGGAAAATATCATCATTCATTGATACGCTGCCCTTCTGTTCCAATAATTCCAAAATCTTATTTTCCATAATTTCTTAACCTCACCTTTCTATCTTGCCTGTCTTTCATTCTCTGAACCTTTTTGTTGGAACTCATTACTTCCAGTTCCCAAGGTTTCATTTGTGGAAACCATGTCCACCTATCAAATGTACCTGTAAATATTTCATTCATCTGTAAACCCTTCCCGTCTTGGTATCTTTTACCTGAACACGTTCAGTCAGTTCAAACCCCGCACCTTTGATGATGTACTTCAAAACCTTAATTAGATCATAGGCACGTTTGTCCGCTGCTTCACATTCAATCTGTTCACGTTCTTCCTTTGCAACTCTACCAACAGCAATAGTTGCCGTTGGGTCTGCATAACCTTCTGTATTTCTTCCACCTTTCACTAATTGATACCTTCCTTTCTTATAATCCCACTGTTCAGCATTGCACTGAACATACTTTCAAATATCGGTACGGGTATGGAATTACCTGCCTGATGATATAAGGTTCTGTTCATTTTTCCCGGTTCAACTCTGCAAGTTGCTTCTGCTGCATAAAAATCATCATCCGAATACCCCATCAACCGCCAACATTCCAGTTCTGTCAAATATCTGTATTTTCCACCACCAAGATCAATGACCTGTGCGGGTGTCCTATCCTGTCTTGTTGTAATAGTATTTACATAATCTTTGATTATGGTTGCCCTTCTGATTCCTTTCTTACCGATTACGGAATAAACACTTGGCTGTGTCACTAAGTAGCAATCAGGAACATCACCGTATTCAAGAAAATTTGAAATGTTCTTCATTGGTCTTTTTTCCATCAGCTCAAAATCAAAAGCATTGTCACCAAGAATTGATACTGTGAAACACCGTTCCCGTGCCTGTGGTATTCCATAATCACGGCAGTCTAACACTTTATAATTATTGGAATAACCCAACTTTTCCATATATGACAGGTAACGGTTGAAGTTGTGAACCATGTGCTTTGATAAAACATTCTTTACGTTTTCCCATATTACAACAGTTGGTTTCCATTCACCCATCTGCTCAATAATATGTACTGTTTCCCACATCAGTGATGATCTTGTCCCTGAACCTTCATCAGCACCTTTTCCTTTGTTTATTCTTCCGTCTGCTGCCGTTGCTTTTCCCTGATGCCCCGCAATGCTGAAATCCTGACATGGTGACCCGTGAATCAGAATATCAGGTTGAAGATTCCACCCCACTACTGTCTGCGGTGTATATGCTGATTCTTGTTCAAACATTGCATTGTATGACCTGACAGCCTTTTCATCAATTTCCACATAATCAATAGATTTTACTGAAACACCTATGTTTCTAAGAGCAACCCTTGGTGACCCTATGCCACCAAAAAGTTCCAGTATTTGCAATTTTTCTGACACATTCAATCACCGTCCTTTCTACTTCTGAAAATACGCCTTGTCTGACCGTTCAGTTTTACAACTGAAATTTCCAAGTCAAGGCGTTTGTTGATCTGCTTGCTGAATACAATGTTTGACATTGGCTGCATACTGTTGTCTGCACAAAATACCTGATACCGCTTGTATACCTCATTGGTTGGTTCATTTTCGATCATGTCGACACCAGTGTCATTGATAAATGCAAGGATAGGATTGTTTTCCTGTTCATATTCATCCAACTGATTCTGAACCTTATCTGACTTACTGAATCCATTATTGATGACTACCCTTTTTAGTCCTTCCACCCCAAGCCTGATAAGATATTCAATGCTATCCTGTTGTGTCAATTCATACTTGATGAATGGTCTATAATCAGGGTCATCTTTGCTGAACGTGGCATTGAATGGAATAATAACCAAACGCCTAAGTACCGCTCCGGTCTTGTCCTTCATACGGGGAATATCATTGGCACTGAATAACAGTTTGATGAACGGGTTGAACTCAAACGGGTCTTGTCCTTTACGCTCTGCCTTGATGCGGTTACCTGTTACTATTTTCTTGAACACGCTGACCTGTGAACCTTGAAGGAAATCATCACCAATATCATCACCAATGTTTGCCAGTTTGCCGAACATCATTGAAGTATTGAACCTGTCACCCAGCTCTTTCAGGTCAAGTGCTGAAATGTTCCGATCACCAAGGATTGCTTTGACACAATCCAAAAATGTACTTTTACCGTTGGACTTGTCACCTGTCAGAATGAACGCCTTGCCTAACTCATTTCTTCTGTAAAAGCAGTAACCAATACATTCTTCCAATAACGCCCTGATTGCTGCATCACCACACGCTAACTTGTTCAGTGTACTGTCTGCCAGTTCAGAATAGGCATCCGGCTTGTAGTCCCAAGGAATCTTGTTGGTAATAACAATGTCTGTGCTGAATGGTTTCAGTTCCCCGGTCACAAGGTCATATACACCGTTGTTGAAAGCAATCAGGTTTGCATCTGACTGTTCTTTTTCATCACATATAAGCATCAAGTATTTCATAACTTCTTTTCGCTGTACATCCTTCAAGTTTGGTATTACTTCAATCATTGTCTTTTCAATGTCCTTATTGGCATTGGTATACACACCATCTTTATAAACATGAAGTTGGTTATTAATAACAACTATGTGGTACATATTTTTCAAATAGATTGCAAACTTGTCAAACAGGAATGTACTGCCAAGGAAAAAAACGGGTTTCTGAAAAGCATCATCACGCAAGATCACTTCCAGTTCATCATCTGACAGCGGTTGTTTCAGAACAAACTTGTTCAGGATGCGGATGCACTCACGGGTTTCTTCAACCGTGAAATCATTTGCAGTCAGGGTCAGGATGTAATTGAAAAGTGCCTGATTCCTTCCGTCCCCGGCATCCATATCAACAAAGTCTGCGGTTGCCTTGACCGGGAACAACCACTTGGGAACTTCCTGATATTCACCATCAGCAAATAATTCGTATTCATACCCCCATTCACAAAATCTTTCTTCACCGTCAATCTTGATGACCTCATAAGATAACTTACTGCCGACTTTTATATCAGCAGTAAGACCAACAGCCAACTGAACGTGTGTCCTGTTTCTTGAAATGGTGTGATTCTTGAACAAGAAGTGTTTTCCTCTACTGGTACAGAATACCCTACAATTAAGTTGCAGTTCTTCCACTATATTCATCAATTTTTCAGACTGTTCAGAATCATCAATGTCAATAAGGATAGTGTCATCAGCCAAAACCCCGCCGAATCCATTCAGGTTCTTCACTTCATCATAGGTTTTCCATGTGGTTCTGTTTTTCAGTTTTTCAATGCTTGCCTTGCCTTTGGTTTCTATGAACCCTTTATATAATTTGCTCATTGTCATCACCTACCAGTTTTTTCTAACAGGTTTTCAGCACTGCACCCAAGTCCATGTGCAATTTTTTCAACCGTTTCCTTTGAGCATGATTTTCCACATTTCACATTTGAAGCAGTAACCCTTGAAATACCACACACTTTTGCCAATTCCTGAACATTCAGATTTTTGTCAATCATTTTAATCATCAATTTTTTTCTATCAATTCGCATTTCTACACCTTCCTTTCAAAAGTTCAATTTTGTTCAGTTTGTTCAAAATATTTGTTGACAAAAGCATTTGCTTTTGCTATTATCATCTTATCAGAAGCATTTGCTTTTGTAAAGACAAAAATAAAAACATTTGCTTTCTTTCCAATCATCTATATGCTAAACTCTAAATTATGAAAGAAGGTGATTCATAAAGTGGATGATTTTAGCATGAAATTGAAAGAATTAAGGAAAGAAAAGGGATTAACGCAAAAAGAATTAGGGGCAGCAATCGGCATTTCCGAAGTAATGATTGGTCAATATGAAAGAGGTGTCAGAACTCCCAAAATAGAAATGCGTGAAAAAATAGCAAATGCTTTGGGTGTTACCCTTAATTATTTTTTGTCAGATTCAGATTACACAAATGAAGTGTTAGCGCAAATCATAGATGCCGGAATTGATAAATTAGAACTTGAAAATCAAATCTTTATCTCCTATCTAAAATCTATCGGTATCAACGTTGATATTCAACCAACGTCTGCTACACCGGGAAGTGTAAAAAACAGCAATATTGTTGAACCTACTGTATTTTATCGTTATGAAGTAACCGGGGACAATACCCCAAAAATTTTCAGTGAAACTGAATGGAAAGAACTTCAAGAAAGAATTACAAAAATGATAAAATTACTAATCAATTAAATCCTTCTGTCACAGGTGTTGCAGCACCTTGAAGGTCAAGGAATAGGGATAATCAAACACATGAAAGGATGGGAACTCATGGGAAAAGTAATCAATATAGAAGATCATAGATATAACATCATTCACCCGGATGAAGTACATACCCGGTGGGAGTTTTCTATTGATCCTGACAGGAAGGAAAAACCTTATATTACTATAAAATGTGGAGTAATGTACGGCTTTAATGGGTGGACGGTTTATATTTTCTGTTCTTCATATGATGAAATGCTTCAATGCAGAACACAAGCAATGGAACAGTTAAAGCAGCAAATTCCACTCATGGGACAATTCAAGAAAGGACGGTTAGAAACTATGAAAGAAAATGCTATTAACCTTAATAAGATTGATCTTAATAATCAGACTGCATTGAGTATTTTAACAGCAGCATCTAAGGCAATCGCATATGAAGAAGATACAGTTAATATTGATCTGATGATTGATGCAGCAATCCGCTATTTACAAGATACTAACACAATGTTGAAAGAAATGTAAAAATTGACCCCTTTACCGTTGCAGCGGTTCAGGGGTCAGGGATAACCAAACACCAACCAAGGAATAGGATGATATAGGCTATGCAACCCTAATTATATCATCCATTGCCTATAAATTCAATTACAGAAAGGATGATATTATGAAAGGTTCAGTAAGAAAAAGGGGGGCAACATGGTCATACTATTTTGACCTTGGAAAAGTTGACGGGAAACGCAAAAGGAAAGAAAAGAAAGGCTTTCGCACCAAGAAAGAAGCAGAAGCAGCACTTGCCAAGGCTCTGAACGAATACAACAATGCCGGAGCAGTCTTTGAACCTACTGAAATCACGGTTGCTGACTACCTGAACCAATGGTTTGACCTGTACTGCAAGACCAACCTGAAATATAATACACAAGTCGGTTATTTGCGAATCATTCAGGGGCATTTGATTCCCAAGTTTGGCGTGTACCGCCTGAAAGCAATCACCCCGGCAATATTACAGGAATATGCCGTTGAACTGAAAATGAACGGCAATTCTAAAAGTCACATGATCGGCATTTTGTCCGTATTCAGTGCAGCACTAAACTATGCTGTTGAACCAATGCACTATATCACTTCAAACCCTATGCAGTATGTCAAATTTCCCAAGGTTGAAAAAGCACCAAGGGAACGCATCATTCTAACCTTGGACGAATGGCAGCAGATCATTGACCGTTTCCCGCCTGATTCCCGCTTTCATATTCCGCTTATGATCGGTTTTTATACTGGTTTGCGTATCTCTGAAACCTTTGCCCTGACTTGGGATGATATAGACCTTGATAACCGCACCATCAGCGTCAACAAGCAGATTGTAAAGCGTAACTTTGGGGCAGATGTCAGAAAGGTTGTTGAACAGAAGGGGAAAAAAGAACAGCGGTCATCATGGTACTTTGGCACAACCAAAACTGTCACATCAAACAGAACTGTGAAGTTTGGTGAAACCCTGTACCGGGCGTTGAAGGCTGAAAAGGTCAGACAGGCAAAGAATGAAATGAAGTACGGTGAATATTACACCATCCATGTCATCAAAGTTGAAAAGGATGAAAAAGGCAATGATATGAAGCGCATAGTTCCAATTCAGAAGTGTATCAATTCGCCTTTGCCACGGGTTCGCATGGTCTGCATTGCAGAAAATGGTCAATATACTTCAACTGATTCCTTCAAATTCTGTTCAAGGGTCATCCATAAAGAACTGCTGCTTGCCTTTGATTACCATTCATTACGGCACACCCACGCCACACTACTGATTGAAAACGGTGCGGATGTGAAGGACGTACAGACCCGGTTAGGACACACCAACATTGAAACCACCTTGCAGACCTATGTGCATGATACTGAAAAGATGGTTGAACGCTCTGTTGATCTGTTTGAACAGGTGACACAGGCAAAAACATCATAA